ACCGGATGGCCGCGCGATTTTTTGCCCCCCCTACGTGGCGGCGGGAAGGCCGCCCGATTCCCTCCCCTCCCCACGTGGCGCTCTGGTGTCCTCAGGATGTAACGCTCCGAATTCACGCCCAGGACCATTGGATAAAAATAAGGTGTGATCGAACGGGGATTGAAAATTTGAATTGACATGGCGCGTCCCGTCACCATGAGTCATTTTACATAACCCTTGAATGATACGTGGAGCTGTACTATGTATAAGTGACGTGGACCAGTTACATTTCAAATGCGGAGTTATTTAAGGTTATATATTGAACCAGGAAATTATATTTAAATTTCTTATTGAACGAGCTGGATACCTCATCCAGTATTAGATTAATCCATTTGAACATGTACTCGGTTAAATATAGACGTGGATCGTCCTATACTCAGCGACGAGGTTATTCAAGGAAGACGGTATTTAGACGATCGTATGGTGTTAAACGAAGCGATGATAAGCGACGTGCGAGTCAATCGTCAAAGGGTCACGATGATGGGAAGATTTCAGCCCAACGGATACATGAGAACCAGTTTGGGCCTGAATTTGTTATGGCCCATAATTCAGCCATATCAACGTTCATTAGCTTCCCCAATCTCGGGAAGACCGAACCGAACCGGTCAAGGTCCTATATTAAGTTGAAACGGTTACGTTTCAAGGGTACTGTGAAGATCGAACGTGTTCATGCCGATGTCAACATGGACGGTTCAACCCCAAAGACCGAAGGAGTCTTCTCTCTTGTTGTCGTTGTCGACCGTAAACCTCATCTGAGCTCGTCTGGATGTCTGCACACATTTGACGAGTTATTCGGTGCAAGGATCCACAGCCATGGTAATTTAGCGATCGCACCGTCGTTGAAGGATCGTTTCTACATAAGGCACGTGTCGAAACATGTGTTATCGGCAGAGAAAGACACGATGATGGTGGACCTGGAGGGAGCGACGTGGTTGTCTAACAGGCGTTTTAATTGTTGGTCTAGTTTTAAGGACCTTGATCATGACACGTGTAATGGGGTTTATGCGAACATTAGCAAGAACGCCCTGTTAGTTTATTACTGCTGGATGTCGGATATTATGTCCAAGGCATCGACATTTGTATCGTTTGATCTCGACTATGTCGGGTGATTAAGAATATTAATATGCAATTAATACAACTCGTACTCATCTCTAATAATAATTATCAATTTATTTATAATTATTTCAAAGATTTGGGTTGGGAGGGAATACAGTTGGTGTTAATACATTCTTGGACCGTGGACCTGACAATGTCGTTTAATTGGGCCAGCGACAGCGTTATGTTCGATTGAGACCTCTGGGTCCCTACGATCGAGGCTGAGTCACCTGGGTCCAAGACTGTAGTCTGTAGCCTGTTAAGCTCTCGGTACGGGTGTAAGGCCTCTCCCAAGTCCGATCCCGCATCGGATTGATTGGGCCCTATCATGCTCCTGATAGCCCAGGACTCTCCTGGCCTTATTTCGATTGGGCTTGGAAGCCCAACTCTTGATGTGGATGCGGATCGGACTGGTTTCCTCTCCCATCTCCCGTAGTCGACGTGGCAAAAGTCCACATCTTTATCGGTGAACTGTTTCGACAGGATCTTCACCGTCGGAGCCCTGAAAGGAATATCCACAGAGTGTTTGGCCGTCGACAGCTTCAATTTCCCCTTGAACTTGGCGAAATGCGTCCTCTGATGAACATTCGTATCGCAGACCTTGTAATAGAGCTTCCATGGAATTGGGTCTTTCAAGGAGAAGAAAGAGGACGAGAAGTAGTGGAGATCTATGTTGCATCTGATCGGGAAAGTCCACGACGCCTGTAAAGACTCGTTGTCCGTCATCCTCTTGTCGTGAATCTCCACTACCACCGACCCTGTGGCGTTGATTGGGACCTGCTGACGGTATTCGATCACGCAATGATCGATCTTCATACAGCTCCGACTTAGCCTGGCGCTTATTTGTGACGCCGTCGAAGGAAATTGCAGGATGATCTCTGTCAGATCATGTGACAACTGATACTCGTCACGGTGCGATTCTATATAATTAAAGGCACTGGGAGCATTCATCAGCTGAGATTCCATTGAGAAAGAAGGGAGCGCAGCGACCGCGTCTGAGTGAAGTGAAACAGATGAGATACTGATTGAGGAAGAAGATGGTAGCTGAATTAGGGATTCAGATATACAAGAGGAAAGTTGAACCCTATTAACGAGAGCAGTACTGTTTATGATAGGAAGGGGAAATTGAATTAGGGATTGAAATAGTGAATAAGTGAAGTAAATGAGTAAAGTGAACCGCGGGTTATTTATAGAGAAGTCAGTTCAGTGGCATATTTGTACATATGAGGGTTTACTCCAATGGACCTGTTATATAAAACTCCCTATGAATGGGCCTAAAAGAGTACAATTTATAGTGGAAGTTCATATGGAACTTTGGAGGATACGCACATAAGTGGCGTCCATCCGTTATAATATT